ATATCTCCCACAGATCCAACTGCTCCATAGCACCCATGTCTGAGGCTGTCACAGCGCCCTCAGGAGACGCGATAGGAAAGGAGAATACCCGTGTACTAGGGGACATTAGATCGTCCTCCACAGGGACGCCTGCGGCCTCTAGGACCCCGCAAAGTGGGTCACGAGCGTCTGCACGGACTCTGCGAATATATTGACTGCTGTACCTAGGGTGAATACCACTAGCAGAGTCAACCAGCTGGCTAACAGTACCGCTAGGCTTAATCGCAGTAATTGCGACAGAAGGGTTAATACCCAGCTTTTTAGCCCACTGCTCGTTTGTGACAATCGCTTCATTACGCATCTCCGTAAGCCATCTCTTCAGCTTTGCCTTGTCCTCACGCCCAGACAGCAGAGGGTGATCCATGATACCCGTAAGAGATACGCCCAGCAGGGCTTCCTCTTCCGTGTTTGTCTTCCATACGCTTCTCAGGTATCGGAAGTCTGTGAGTGTCGCCTGTAGAGTCCCAAGGATAGTTGCAACTCGTACTTTTCGTTTGAGGCTTGCAAGTGTATCGGACGGCCTGATAACAACTTCTGAAAGATTGCAGAATTGATAGGGCCTGAGGATGATCTCGCTGCATGGATTAGTTCCAAAATCGTAAGTAGCATCTCGTCGCTCATTTTTTGCAGCTTGCTTTTGGCTTGCCACTCTGCTAAAGACACCTCGCTCGCCAGATCGTGATTCATATAGACTTGTCCATTCGTTTAGGAAAGCCTCAAAGTCAGGCTTCTCTGTGTAACAGGCTGAGTTATTCGCCAGCCCCCGTTGTGGTTCATCTACCCACCACTGTCCGTGCTTGCATCGTCGGATGCGGTCATCGGTGAGGTTACTGAGGCTGATGAGAGCGCTTCGTCTGACTCCTCCGACAACGACGATTTGAGCAATCTTGCAGCAAAGATCGTGGCACTCAATGGACGTAAGTTTTCGTCCAGCTGATCCCTGAAAGAGTTCAATTGTGAATTTGAAAAGATCGACGAGAGGTTCAGGACCACTTGCACGGCCTCCGAAAGTCTTGAGCGGGGCACCTGCAGATCTAACTCTGCTAACGTCCCATTCGGGAACCTGACCTGAGTACAGCAGTGATACCAGCTCCCTAAACGATTTCGCCCATCCGATCTTCGAATCTGCAACATTAATAACTGTGTCGGTTGCATGGAATGTCTCCGCTACATCTGGTAGTTTTGTGATGTACTGACGCTCTACACTGAAGCCTACGCCTGTTCCGCATAGCAAGACGTACATCAGTTCGTCAAAGGCCTTGGGGTGGTCTATGGGCAGGTAGCTACAGTTAAACCCTGCTACGTTATCACGGTCTAGCGCCTCTCCTGCAGTCATCAACGCCCTCATGCTGGGCATAACGTCCAAAGCGTGAATGTCTGCAAAGATACCGTTAGCTTCTTCGAGTGTTAACTTACCCTTTTCAATCCAGAAGTTTAGATACCTGTCGATTGTCTCCTCCCAAGTCTCCCGCCGCTTCTCTTCTGGTAGGTAACGTGCGTATCTTGACTTGTGAATGTATTGCTGGTATGCGTCCATCTATATTGTTACTCCTAGCGTTTCGTTAAGTATTGCGTGTGCTGACATGTGTAGTAGCATGAACACACCGTCAGGGTACTGTTCGTTAGATGCCACTTCAAATACTCCACCGTCCTCGTACATCAAGACAATTGCCTTTACTTCCCTGCCCTCGTCTTCGTAGTCTTTAGCTTTCAATGCAAACGTGGATAAAAACTCTTTGGTGGGTACAATGTCTTTGTCATCTTTCTTTTTACCAAAGCCGCCATCTATGACTTTCATAGGGCCCCCTCAAAATCTTCCAGCGACAGGTGCTGGTCTGGATAGCTAAAGTAATTGTGTGCCTCAATCAAAAACTCAGCGTCAGCTAAATCGTCTGATGTTGCTGTCTCAAACAAGACTTCGATGCTGCTCCTTATTACGTCTCTGACTATACAATCAGCAGACTCGTCTGTTATTTCTACGCTGTACTTTGTCATAAGGCAACCTCCTTGATGAGCCAATCCAGATAGACCCTAGCCTTGCGCAAGTCCTCTACTCCGTTCTTGTACTCGTAGCGCCAAAGGTACTTCAGGCAGTTCCCCTTGAGATACCCCTTGTACTCCTGAGGGTGCATGGACGCCTTGATTGCTTCAATGGCTTCGATGGCTCCCTTGTTGTAGTGGTCGGGCTGAGTCACAGGATTGTGCTGGTCCTGAGGATGGTACAGCTTGCCTGTGATAGTGTCCCACTCTTTAGGTGTTGCGTTATCAATGCTCATACTCTTCCTCTAAATCTTCTTGAAACTCATCAAGTCTACGCAGAAGTTTGTCTTCAAACCTGTCCAGTATATCTTCAGCAGTTATCTGTAGGGCTTCCAGAAGATCATCAGGATCATACAACCGCAACAACCGTTCCTTAATTTCCTCTAGTGTCAGAGACATAATCAACCAACTCCTTAAGCGTATCTATATTATACCATAAAATATTGTGTTTGTCACACCATTGAGCCATAGTATTTTTGGTACTTTTGCTCACTTTCTGGTTAGGCTTCATCAGTACAAATATGAGTTCTTCATTCTCAGCGAGGCAGTTCTTGATCGAACGATACTTCTGTGTGTCTCCTGCGCGAAAATATCCTTTGCACTCAATGAGATACGTTCGTCCGTTGAGTTCGTACACAAAGTCTGGGGTGTACTTGCGTTCGATTCTGTAAGGGACTTGGAACGGTTCATAGCTAAAGCCAAAGGGTTGTAACTGCGTTGCGACATCTCTCTCAAACTCCGATCTGAAGTTACCTAGTTTCGATTTCCGTGACCTTCGGCTCATTGACTACCTCTGTTAAATATCTGGGACCACTTGAATACAGGAATGTTCGCACTCCGGGCCAGCAAGTATGCTTGTAGGGACAATACGAACAACCGACTGCGAGCTTTTGATTGCCACTTTTTCCATCTGGTACGACCTCGTGACAATGCTCTGGCGCGTCTGGCTGCTCCACTAGCTTTTTTACTCGTTCAATATGCTCCTCTATGTCAAATGAAATCTTGTCGTACACTGGAGCCTGCGTGTCCTCAGAATCGTACATCAGGTACGTGAGATGCCCGTTCTGTTTGTCCATAGCTAACCAACCAAATTTACTCTCCCCTTCAGAATGTGCATACCCCTTAATTTGAGCAACGTATCCAAACGAATCATCAAAAGCGAGACTTCCGTCCTTGAATTTTTTAAACCCAAAAGTGGAAGTGCTTTTAATATCAGTGACAACACCGTCAATTTTACAGTCCATATGGCCCACAATACCCGCGACTTCACATTGCTTTTGCTCATCTGTAACCTCGTGTCCTGATAGCTTAGTGAGAAACAGCAGCATCTCTTCGATCAAGTGCCCGTACATAAACTTGACGTAAGTATTAGGGGTCATCTCCTCTTGTACGTCAGAGTTATTCACAGCGTTCCAGAGGTAGCGATCATCTCGCCCGATGTTGGACATACGTAGCTTGCGTCCGTCGTTACGATCCTCTGTAAACAGTTTAGTCATGAGACGCTTACAGTTTTCACCAAAGTTTTCTATCTCATCATAGAGATCCACCTCATCTGGTACTTCCTTGGTGGCGACTACTTTATATATGTCCTCTACTAGTGAGTATATTTCGTTCATTGACAGTTCTCCATAAGTTTAGACACAGCTTCCTGTGCCTGCTCTGGTGTACACTTGAACCACTCTCCTTTGCGGTCAAAAGATTTCTGCAGTAGAGCATGGGCCTCTGACTCAGCAGATCGTCGGTCAGACACAGACCAGCTTGTGAACAAAGAGTAGTCACGAAAGGGTGAAGACGTTTGGTATCCGTTGAGTCTGTCCTCTGAGTCCACTGCCATGCCTACCTTGACCCACTCAGGGAAGTTAGGGTTGGTAATGATGTACACCTGTCCCTCACGGCTTGCTTCGTACTTCGCCAGACTACTAAAGGCCGCATCTTCAAACGTCTTGTATTTTCCGGGCTTGTGCAAAGGATGTGATTTTGATATATACTTACCGTTCACAAACATCTTGGTTTGGTCACGTTTCCAGACAGCCTCAGGGTTATCTTTGTAGTACTTTCCTTCGCCTCTTCTATAGTTCATTGCGCTCTCCTTAGTGAGTGTCAGCCCAAGTTGTTCCCACTTTGTACTCTCCGTCGAGGGGGCATCTGAGTTCAAAAGAAATGCCAGCCGCCTTGATGCACTCGACTGCGAGCCAGCCGAATTTCTCTGCTTGTTCAGTAGCCACCTCCGATTGTATCTCGTCATGTACGTTCCCCACAAACTTGTAGTCAATCCCGTGCTGAGTAGCGTAGTCATCCAGAAGAACCAAAGCCCTCTTCATAATGATCGCACCAGCCGCCTGCAGGAGCGTGTTTAATGCACTATGCTCTGATCGGACCCAGAGCTTTCTACCATCAAGTCCTCTGAGGTAACCCTTCCTAGACGCCTGTCCAACTCGCTCTCGTAGAGTTTCAAGAGCAGGTGTATTTCGTAGAAAGCGTGTCCTAAGTTCATTGCCATCTCGCGCAGATCCTCCGACGATGCTTCCAATCTTAGCATCTCCTGCTCCGTAGAGGAAAGCGTAGATGAAAGTCTTTGCCTGAGGTCTTGTTGCAAGTCCTGCAGCAGTTTGATTTCTGGTGTGAATATCGTCTCTAAGCAAGACATTTGTAAACTCCTCATCGCCCATGTAGTGAGCAAGCATCCGTAGTTCTAGACCGCTGGCGTCAACACCAACCAGCTTCCGTCCCTCTGGTACAATCCAACAGTTACGGCAGTCCTCTCCGTACTCAGAGTTCACTGAGGGAACCTGTGCCATGTTGGG